GCTTAAATTGAAAAACTCACAGATGATTTGATAAAATTAGTCCCAGGTGGTCAGGGATATACTTTTATTATAGGTTGACCACGATGGTATTCTCCTGTATACTTTATACAGTTGGAGAATATTATGATTATTGGAATTTGCGGTTTTATTGGCTCAGGCAAAGACACAGTTGCGGACTATCTAGTGAATTTTCACGAGTTCCGTAGAGAAAGTTTTGCATCAACACTAAAAGATGCAGTGGCAGCGGTATTTGGTTGGGATAGAACCATGCTTGAAGGCCGTACTAAAGAAGCTAGAGAGTGGCGAGAACAAGTTGATCCATGGTGGGCCGCTAGACTTGATATGCCCACACTGACCCCAAGATGGGTGTTACAATACTGGGGTACTGAAGTTTGTCGTAAGGCATTTCACGATGACATATGGATTGCCAGCCTGGAAAACAAACTGCGTAACAGTCGAGATAATATTGTAATTTCAGATTGCAGATTTCCTAATGAAATTGAATCTCTAAAACAGGCAGGTGGAAACATTGTTTGGGTACAAAGGGGAATACTACCTACCTGGTATGCAGAGGCAGTCAGCGCAAATCAAGGCAACAACGTAGGATTAAATGCAATGAAAATGCGCAAGATACACGCCAGCGAGTGGGCTTGGTTAGGCAGTGACTTTGATGTTGTAATCGACAACAACGGTTCTATTGATGACCTTTATAGGCAGTCGGCCAGCCTAGTAGTCAGCGACAAGATCGCCCTGTCGCCAAGTGATTCCTTCTTTGCCTAGTATTTGGGCACAGTTTGAACACACAGTTTTTAAATTGCTGTGTCGACAATGGTCTAGATTACCGTCTATGTGAAATACTCTAAAAACTTCTTTGTGGGCTGAGCGAAACCCACATTTGTCACATTGATTTTTAATTCGGTATCCAGAGCGATGCCATCTAGGAATACCAAACCCTAGACCGTTGGCCATGCAGATCTCGCACAATGATCTATAATAGATCTTGTTGTTCTTTTTATAGTTTACCGCACGGGGTCGTTGTCCGCACCTACACAGGGGTCTCATAAACATATTTACACCTTTTCAACCCCTTTTTGACCTTGTATATCCTGGGGTTTTTTTGTGATGCCGCTAAATAATAGTACATTGATTTAACCCTAGGAGACAGTCGAATGGCACTAACATCACCAGGCGTACAAGTTACGGTAATTGACGAGAGTTTTTATACTCCAGCTGAACCAGGTACGGTTCCGTTAATTGTTGTAGCCACTGCTGAAAACAAAATAAACGGAGCTGGCACAGGCACAGCTTCAGGTACCACTGCAGCCAATGCAGGTAAGGTATTCAAAATGACCAGTCAACGAGAACTTGTTGACACATTTGGTTCACCGTTCTTTGAAAAGACAGTATCGGCTAGTCCTATACACGGTGGCGAAAGAAACGAATACGGTCTACTAGCTGCCTACAGCTTGTTGGGCGTTTCGAATTCTGCATTCATTCTACGTGCAGACATCAACCTAAATGAACTAGAAGGTCAAACAGATGCACCGGGAGCGGACCCAGCTGACGGCAAGTGGTGGGTAGATACACAAACCACCACTTGGGGAATTAACGAATGGAACAGCTTGGCATTGGCAGACAGTGGTCAAAAATTCACTGCTAAAACTCCATTGGTACTTACAGACGCTGATCTTGACAATATCAACAGCAATGCTCCTAAAACATCAGTAGGCACCATCGGTGACTATGCTGTGGTGTTTCAAACAGCCGCAGGAGACGGAACATTTTTAGCTGATGATGAACTGGTAAGAATGTATTACAAGAGTGCTGGCAATGCCACTGCTGGTATCACAGCTGGTACATGGGTATTGGTCGGTAGTCCTAACTGGGCTGCTAGTCATCCCACAGCATTTAGTTCGGCAGCGGTAGGTGCAATATCAGGCACATTGGATATCAATGGTGTAACTATTACACCGGGTGTTAGTCTCACTTCCTGTGTTTCCAGTATTAACACGCTGATGAATGGCAGCGGCATCACAGCTGTTGCTAAAAACAGCAGATTGTATCTATTCAGTGACGGTACTTCTACTGCCACAGGCGGTGACTCTACCGCAACTGCTGGTGGAACCGGTGGTATTGTACTCAGTGGAACTGTACTAGGCACAGGTGCTGGCCTATTAAACATTGCTGCTGGTACATACATGTGCCCAGTATTGGCCCAACAACCACATACCAGCATACCACTGTTTAAGAGATCAGATTTTGGATCTACAGTAAATGCTCGTCCTACAGGTTCTGTATGGTTGAAAACCACCGAACCAAACAATGGATCTCGTTGGAGAGTTAAAAAGTATAATGCAAGCACTGATGCGTGGATGGCAGTTGAAGCACCTTTGTATGCAACTCCACACTCTGCCTTATACTATCTTGATAAATCCGGCGGCGGCACAAACCTTGCTAAGGGTGCATTGTTTGTTCAAACAAATGCAAGAGAAGATGTAGGATCATATTCCGCTACCACTGGAGCAGTGAACGGTTTTGATGGCATGGATGCAACACTGGCCACTACTACTTTTAGAATATTTAAAAGAGCTGCCAGTGGTGAAACTGCTATCAAATCTAAAATTATTACTTTAGGTACAATCAGTGGTGTAAGAACTTTCACAATCAAACAGTCGATCGTTGGCGATACTGCATTGAGCACAGCAGCTTCATTTACATTCACAGCAGCAGGCACAGCAGACGATGCGTTTACAATCGCAGGATTAATTAATGCTGCGAGTTATACTGATTCAGCCGGCGATGCTGTTACAAATAACGTAGTAGCCAGTGTTACAACCAGCAACGAATTGGTAATCACACACAAGACAGGTGGCGATTTTAGACTAACTGATGTTACCGGTACTGCTATTAGTACACTGTTCCCAGTCTACAATCTAGCAACAGGAGCAGGAACCAGTAATTTCTACGCATTGTCGGGCGGCTTGGCAACAGGAGCAGCAGAAGGTTATTTGGCTTCATTGTGGATTCCATTGGTCAATGATGTGTTTGCTGCTACTCCAGATGCTCCATTAGAAGAGCCAGCAGATGGCCAACTATGGTACAATCCTGCCTTTGGTGAAGTGGATCTAATGATTCACAATGGCAGTGCATGGGTAGGCTATAAGTATGACGGCAGCAGTGGCGAATCTATTATTGCAGCGCCATATTATGCCAACGTTACAGATCCAGAAGGTCCAATTGTATCCGCAACAATGCCTGAAAAACAAAGTAACGGCTCAAGTAATTTGGTTAATGGAGATATTTGGATCAGCACAGCAGACCTAGAAAATTTTCCAACTATCTATAAGTTTAACGTTGATGCAGGAAATAGAATATCTACTAGATGGGTATTGGTAGATAAAACTGATCAAACCTCAGAAGAAGGTATTTTATTTGCAGATGCTCGTGCAGGTACTACTGGTGGATCAACTACTGCTGCGCCTACAGGATCAATCAAAGACTTGTTAAACAACGATTTCTTGGACCCAGATGCACCGGATCCAGATCTATATCCCAAAGGCATGTTGCTGTGGAATCTACGTAGAAGCGGTGGAAATGTCAAGAAATACAACAACGGTTATATTGACACCACAGCAGACAATCCACGTTATATTGATGCATCCACAGGTGGTGAGTACAGCATGGAAACATACTGGCCAGATCGTTGGACCACTGCTAGTCCCAACAATGAAGATGGGTCAGGCAGCTTTGGACGCAAGGCACAGAGATCAGCTGTGGTTGCTGCATTGAAGAGCGCCATTGACACCAGCGAAGAAGCACGTGACGAAGAACGCAGAAACTTCAATATAATTGCTTGCCCTGGATATCCAGAAGCATTTAGCAATCTAATCAACTTGAATCTGGATCGCAAGGTCACAGCTTTTGTGGTTGGTGATACACCATTGCGCCTAAAGAGCGATGCAACAAGCCTAACTACCTGGGGTACCAATGCTAATCTAGCACTGGACAACGGAGATGATGGTATTGTTACCTATGATGAATATGCAGCAGTCTACTATCCAAACGGATTTACCACTGATCTTACAGGCGCCAACGCTGTGGTTCCAGCCAGTCACATGATGCTGAGAACTATTGCTCTAAGCGACCAGGTGAGTTTTCCTTGGTTTGCTCCAGCAGGCACACGTCGTGGTGGCATTACCAATGCCACAGCAGTGGGATACATTGACTCGTTGACAGGTGAATTCCAAAGCGTTGCTTTAAATAACGGTCAGAGAGATACACTGTATGATCTAAAAGTCAATCCAATTCCGTTCTTTGTAGGCACAGGATTGGTAGCTTATGGTCAAAAGACTCGTGCTAGAAATGCCAGTTCTCTAGATAGAATCAACGTGGCACGTCTTGTAGTATATCTACGCAGTCAGTTGACAAAACTTGCTCGTCCATATATATTTGAGCCAAACGATCAAACCACCCGTGATGAAATCAAACAAGCTGTAGAAAGTCTGTTGCTAGAACTAGTGGGTCTAAGAGCTATCTATGACTATGCGGTGGTATGCGACGAAACCAACAATACACCAAGTAGAGTTGATCGTAATGAATTATATGTAGATGTTGCCATCGAGCCAACCAAGGCCGTTGAATTTATTTACATACCATTGCGTCTCAAGAACACAGGTGAAATTTAATGAATAAATACAATATCGGAGCATAAGACAATGGCAATTACATCATTAACAAATTACTCGATTAACCCATCTGGTCCTGGTTCAAATACCGGTATGTTGATGCCGAAACTAAAGTATCGCTTTCGTGTTACTTTACTAGGTTTCGGCACATCGTCTAGTACAGAACTTACCAAACAGGTCATGGACGTTACTCGACCAAAAGTTTCTTTTGAAGAAATCCCAATCGAAATTTACAATTCCAAGATCAAACTTGCAGGCAAGTACACCTGGGAAAATATTACACTGAATCTCAGAGATGATGCCAGCAGTAATATTATCAAGTTAGTTGGTCAACAGATTCAGAAGCAGTTTGATTTCCATGAGCAGGCCAGCGCCCGCTCTGGTATTGACTACAAGTTTACCACACGTATTGAAGTACTAGACGGTGGTAACGGTGCTGGTGCTGCTGTAACTCTTGAAACCTGGGAATGTTACGGTTGTTTCCTACAAAATACCGACTACGGTGATTTGAATTATGCAACCAACGAGCCTGCTACAGTAGCATTGACCATTGTATATGACAATGCAATGCACACTCCGGATGCAGTTGGTGTTGTTGGTATAGGCACAGCCGGCGCAGCTAGATCAAGCTCTAGTGCCTTATCAGTAGGTAGTGCTGGTATTTAATTAATACCGTAACACAAAAAAGCCCGAATAATTCGGGCTTTTTTTATGCATAAATAATTGTATGACTAGCAAGTTAACAAGATTTTTAAATAGTATCGACAGTGGACCTAAAGGTGTGGTTGGAAATTTTCAACATGCCTCACGAATATTTGTTGACAATTATTATCGGCTGGCCCCCAGAACAAAATTTCTTTATTATGCTGTGTTTACAGGAGCAGAAAGAGAAGTCAGTCTGTTGATTAAATCCACCGATCTGCCTAAATTTAATTTTGAAATGGTCAATAAGAATGTGTATAATCGTACCAAGCAGGTTTATAAGAAAATAAATTACGAACCTATTAGTCTAACATTTCATGACGACAATGCTGGTCTAATGCATTCAATGTATTCGGCCTACTATGCACATTATGCCTATGACGGAGGAAACGAGCAAGGCAATCACCCCATGAGTCTGCTGAATTATTCCGGAGCATACGGAATGGGATTTGCTACCCCAACAAACTTTTTTAAAAAAATATCGCTGTACACCTTAAGTAGGCAAAGATTCAACGGGTATGAACTTATGGCACCAAGAATCAAATCTTGGTCACATGGCCAAGTAGATTATTCCGCAAACGAAAGTTTAGATAACACAATGACTGTTGAGTACGAAGGTGTAAAATATCTTTCAGGTAGTGTGGACTACGGAAAGCCAGATGGATTTGCTAGCCTATCGTATGACGTGGTAAAAAGTCCTAATGTATTAGGTGGTACAGTGGGACTAGGCAATGTACTCGGAGGGATAGGAGATGTAGTTGGAGGTATTGAATCTGTATTTGGCGATGTAACCAAAAAGAATATATTGAAGAATCCAGGTGGATTTATTAGCACAGCAATTTCTCAAATCAATACCTACAAGAACAATGGGGGACAATTTCCCACAGTGGATGGAGTTATTGGCCAATTAAAAAATCCTGCAAATATTTTAACTGGGGCCAACACCGTTGGCGGCATTGTAGGAGCCAGTTTTCCTAAAATAGGTGCGGTGTTGGGATCTACTGCTGCCACCACTGCCGTCAAAAAAGTTTTACAGACGCAGTCAGCCAATAACACATTCCCATTGTCATCTGGCAGTGCTAACGAAAGTCCAACTGAATTTCCATGAGCACAATTAATTTACCAACAGTAACAAAAACAGACAGTGCTGCAAGTACAAAATTATTTTTTGATACCTACGGCCAACGTCCTTTGGAATTTGGAGCCAATGAAGTTTCTGCCAGCATAGCATTTTTTACAGGTAGAGGATTTGAAGAAGAAGCTGCCACGACCACAGCAATGACCATATTGCGTCAGGCTAAAATTGATGGTGTTGCAGTTTTTGAAATACTAGACAGTCTCAAAAGCCTTAACGGTACACAACTCAGTGCAGTAGTTGCACAGATTCTCAACAAGTATCGTCCCAACACATCTTCATTGGGATTTAGATCTGTGAATGTTATCAAGATAAATCAAACTAGAAATATTTTACCATAATGGCCAAATTTGCTCAAGGAAGATTCGAAATGAAAAATCCTGGCAAATATGTTGGGACCAAAACACCATTGGCAAGATCTAGTTGGGAATTTGTGTTCATGCGTATGCTGGATGAACATCAAGGCGTAGAAAAATGGGCCAGCGAAAGCATACAAATACCCTACAGAGATCCCCTAACAGGAAAATATACCATATATGTACCTGATTTTTTTATTACCTATGTTGACAAAAATGGAGCAAAGCATGCGGAAGTTGTTGAAGTAAAACCAGCCAGTCAAACGCTGCTGGCCAATGTTGGCAAGAGTGTCTATAACCAGCAACAATATATAAAAAATATGGCCAAATGGGAAGCTGCTACTAAATGGTGCAGGCAGAAAGGTATTAAATTCCGTGTGGTCAACGAAGAACATATTTTTCATCAAGGTTCAAAACGCTGATAAGTATTGCTATGACAAAGAAACTTGAAGAATTATTTAATTTAGACGACAAACAGACAAACATTGTTCCTAAATCTATCAACGAAGAATTAGTAGAAAAAGCAACAGAAGTAAAAACACTAGATGAAAGCATTGAAGCTGTTAATCAAATTACTAGAAATCTGCCGCAGATAGTTGAATTAAATGATTTAAACGATAATGAGTTAGACAATCTTGCTAGTAAAGCAGAAAAGGCCTACGACGATCTAATGGATCTAGGTATGAATGTTGAAGTTCGTTACAGTGGACGCATATTTGAAGTAGCAAGTTCTATGATGGGCAATGCTATTACAGCAAAGGCAGCAAAGATTGATAAAAAGCTCAAAGCCATAGATCTACAGCTTAAAAAATACAAGATCGATAAAGATAACAACGAAGATCCCAATGACGTAATCAATGGACAGGGTTACGTGATCACAGATCGCAACGAGCTCATTAAGAAATTAAGCGGTAAAGCATAAATACTAACATGAAACCATTTACAGAATATCTTGCTGAAAGCAAAAAAATCTATAACTTCAAAGTCAAAGTGGCTGGAGAATTGCCCGAGGCTTTTCAAGAAAACTTGAAGACAGCACTAGATCGCTGCAAGTGTATCAAGTTAGAAAAAATAAAAACTACTCCAATACAGGCATTGCCTTTGGACTTTCCCACAATGAAAAATTGTGAAGTAACTGTGTTCGAAGTGATATGTGAATACCCTATTACTGGACCAGAAATAACCAGTGATGTTAAGGCATTGGGACTCGACGAAGCCAAGTTTCGTGTACGAGGTGGCAGTGAACCCACAGAAGCTGATCAAGTTCTGCTAGACAATGAACCATCGGGACAGGCACTGTTAACAGATTCTACCTACAAAGAAAACACAGATGTCAAACACAAAGACTATTTTGGTGATGACTTCAATAAAGGTTTTTTAAAAGACCTTGAAAAAACTGCCAAACAACGTAAAAAAGATCAAACCGGGCCAACAGAATACAAGCTGCCCAAAGGCAAGACTGACAAGCTAGGCCTTAAAAGTGCAATGGGGAGTAAATAATGGACTTTAATCAACTGTTAGCCAAGATGAGAGACTTGGATCAACCAACTACACAATCAATGCCTGCCACAGAAGCCTGTGGTGATGCACCTATGTCTATGAGCATGCCACCGTCGGTGAATAGTCAACCACCGCCAAGTCATCCCAGTATGAGCGTGAATCTCAATGCACAAGGCATGGACAACATTGAAAGTTTAATGAAACTTATGACCAAGGTTAATCCAGATATGATTAACCAGCCATCTAAGATGATGCCAATGCCTGCCATGACTGCAATGCCGTCGTTGACTCCTCCGGGACCTAGCATATCTGCCATAGGTGATCTCGGTAACTTGGATGCAGGACCATTGAAAATGCTGCCAGACTTAGACATGGACGAACCACACGATGAGCCCGATGCAGATAATATGGGAGGCCCAAGTGATATGGACTCTGACAACATGCCTGGCGACAACGATCTTGACAAAGTTCGAGGCGATCGAGATGGTGACGGTGATCACGACATGGATGATCACGACGTGGAAAAAGATGACGAAAAGAAAAATGAGTATGCCAACGAACCAGATGAACAATACAAAGACATCGACTATATGGTGAACAAACTTGCTGGTGGCATGAATGGCCCTAAAGGCACATATCCCAAAGTAGCAGGCGGTGATAATCCCATGCAACGTGTTGAAGCTGTTGATTTAAGAACTTCTATTAGAAACGAACTACACAGTCGTTTAGCAGAAGTTAAATCTCATCAATCTGCCACCACAATGAAGCACGTTAAAAATCCAACAGCAGGCGAAAAGAAAGCTGCCAAAGACATCAAGCCAGGTGTAGCTGGATATAAAGATCGTATGGATATGTTAAAGTCGGCTGAAGCTGATGGTAGATTAAAAGATTAAGGAGCTATAAATGGGATCATTTACAAGAACTAACGGACTCAACTGTACAGTAGCCACTCTGTATAATTTAAATGCTAATGCATTTTTAATCACGGTGAAAAATGCAGGTGCAAGTGCTATCGATCTAAGAGCAGAAGATGATGCTGTAGATGAAACTGTGGAACAAATTGTTAAAGAAATTAATCCTTTGATGTTTTTTGTTACCAACAGCAGTGCAGGCACAATTCACGTGATCATGGACAGTTCAACCAGTAGTGCAACAGAGCTTCAGGTAAGAATTCGCAGAATTGGCATAGACGGCGGTGGCGCAACTACCACCAGCATTGGCCCTAACGACATTGATATCAGTGGAACCACAGTGGCCGCAGCTGCCAGTATTACTGTAGCATAAAAAAATATAAAACCAAATAGGCTCTTCGGAGCCTATTTTTTTCAGTAAATAACAGTATGGCAAAATCACTAGACGGTAATTTAATTAAGAAAGCACACGCACCTCAACGATACACGTTAGAGGAAGTTAAGCATCTAGAAGCCTGTATGGATCCTGTTGACGGTCCGTTGTATTTTTGTAAAAACTTTTTAAAGATTCAACATCCTGTACGTGGGTCGATCCCATTTGCACCTTACGAATATCAAGAACGATTGATTCAATCATATCACAACTACAAACAGTCTATTGGTATGCTGCCTCGTCAGATGGGCAAGACCACTTGCGCCACAGGATACTTACTATGGTATACACAGTTTGTGCCGGAAGCACAGGTGTTGATTGCGGCTCACAAGTATGAAGGTGCGCAGGATATCATGAATAGATATCGATTTGGTTATGAAAATCTTCCTGATTTTATTCGTGCCGGAGTTTATTCATACAACAGAAATACCATCGAATATGACAACGGTGCTCGTATACAGGCAGTAACTACAACAGAAAATACAGGTCGTGGTAAGTCTCTTTCATTGATCTATTGCGATGAGTTTGCATTTGTGCAACCACCAGAGAAAGCCAAAGAGTTTTGGACTGCATTATCACCCACTTTGTCTACAGGCGGTAAATGTATTATTACATCAACTCCAAACTCAGACGAAGATCAGTTTGCACTTATTTGGACAGAAGCTCAAAACCGTTTTGATGAATTTGGCAATGAAACTGAATTGGGAAAAAACGGATTTCACAGCTTTTTTGCACACTGGAATGAACACCCTGATCGCGACGAAGCATGGGCTCAAACAGAAAGAGCCAAAATAGGCGACGAAAGATTTCGTAGAGAATTTGATTGCGAATTTTTAATCTTCGATGAAACACTAATCAATTCTGTTAAACTTGCAGAACTCAAAGGCATTGATCCCATAATGACCATGGGTCAAACACGTTGGTATAAAGAAATCGATGCTAGATGCACCTATCTAGTGTCATTGGATCCCAGCCTTGGCACTGGTGGAGACTATGCTGCCATCCAGGTGTTTGAAATGCCTAGTATGATTCAGGTGGCTGAATGGCGTCACAATCTAACTCCTATACAGACTCAAGTAAAACATCTAAGAGAAGTCTGCAAATACATTCAAGACAGAAGCACAGAACTAGGTGGCGCAAGTTCGCAGATCTACTACAGTGTAGAAAATAATACCCTAGGTGAAGCTGCATTAATTGTGATCAATAATATAGGCGAAGAAAACTTTCCCGGACTGTTTCTAAGTGAACCCATACGCAAAGGTCACGTTCGTAAATTCCGCAAGGGATTCAACACCACACACCGTACAAAAATAACCACCTGCAGTCAGCTCAAGCATATGCTAGAAACACAAAAGATGAAGATCAACAGCAAGCCTTTGATTTCTGAATTAAAAACTTTTGTAGCTCACGGAGTAGGATTTGGAGCCAAGACCGGAGAACACGACGATCTTGTGAGTGCAACATTATTGATACTGCGTATGGCCACTATTCTCAGCGATTGGGATCCTAAGATCTACGAAAAAATGACTGAAAAACTCACAGAAGATCAAATGCCAATGCCGATCTTTGTCAGCAGCGGTTATTGATAAATATAACTATGGATGCAACAAACAACATTGCCACTGATCTATTCTACAAAATCCGTAGTAGATTTTCTGGCCTAAAATTAGGTAACGACACAGGTGCTATCACTATCAATCCTGAAGAGGCAAGATTCTTTGATTTTGATTACAAAGACGGTGAAGCAGCTATCGGTCATGTGAGTATCAGTCTTGCTGAGGATAATTCTATAAAAGTTTATTTCAGTACAGGTATTACAGAAAGCATGGACACCTTACAGAAAGAAGGCTGGTATGGATTTCTAAAAGAATTACGTTTGTTTGCCAAAAGAAGATTAATGAGTTTTGATACTAGAGATATCGCCAAGGACAATCTAGATCGTAGAGACTTTGCATTTCTAAGTCAGTACAATGCACCCAAGCAATCACAACCAAATACACCCCCCACTGTTGGAGAATCAATTATGAGCGAAAGCGCAATGTATGGCAGCAAAAACGTCAGCTTCCAAAAATTAATGGACACACGTCTAATCATCAAACACAGCAAGGCAGTCATGGACGACACTGCTCCGGGTAGTAGAACAAGAAACATTGGTGCATTGTTTGTGGAAAATCAAGACGGTGAAAGATTCAAATATCCCTTTATTCACCTAGCTGGAGCTCGTGCCATGCAACGTCACGTGGCCAACGGTGGTTTGCCATATGATGAGCTTGGAAAAAGCATTGTGGGAATGAGTGAAGAAATTGCGCAACTAAAAAGTTTTGAAAGTTATGTTGTGCGCAATGACCTAATGAATTCAATGAACAACTCCATTGTGGAACGATCATCGCAGTATTTGAATGGTCTAAGAGAACAAATCAAAGCACTGGCCAAGCAAGGTCATTACGAGGCATACAAAGAAAATTTCCAGGCAATGGAACCTTTAGAGATTCCACAAGACGTAGTAGAACAGTACACAGATCAATTTACAGTAAGAAATTTCAAAGAAGATATCAAATCAGTATTTCCTGTTCTATATAGAATAATGAAAGAAAACGAAATAGGCTATGACGACATAGTCGAAATGACGCAGCCAGACGTAGTAGAAAACGAAGTTGCTCAAAATTACAACGATCCATTTGCTAGATTTGAAACTTGGGCAATGGGACTAGGCGAAGCTTCGGCTATTTCCAGCGAAGATCCCGAAGAAAAATCAGCAGCCACAAAAGAATTACAAGAACTAGTAGGCCAAACATTTCCAGCAGGAGTAGATGGCACCAATGCCATCGAAAGCCTAAAAGGTATAATTGAAGATTCGCAATTGTTTCAGGCAATAAAAGAACAATCAAAACAAGATTCAGAAATAGATGCAAGAGGTCTAGTAAAAGAATGGTTAGAACAAAATGCGCCGGATACTCTAGAACAACTAGACTTCGGAGATTTTGTTCCACCAGAAGGTGAAGCGCCGGCGACTGACCAAGGGGGTGATATAACAGCGCCAGAAGCACCACAACAAGAATCCGATGGTCCAAATAAAAGCGATGTTCCTGCTTTTATGAGAAAAGCCAAAGGTGACGATGATTGGAAAGTTAGCACCAAGGATATGGATGACGAACAAACAAAATCGCCAACCAGTTCCGCTGGGCTAGCACGTAGAAAACAAGAACTAGGTATGGGAGAAGCTGACCATGAGCCAGGTGAAAAAGATGATGACCGTTCTCCTCCGTGGGATGCAGATGATGAAAAGTCAAATTTTAAAAAGCCCAACAATCCAAATCGTACAGGTCAGGATAGTGCTAGAGCATTAGCACAACGAGGCATGCAGTCTAAAATGAATGTTCAAGAACTAGCAGAATTTGTTCATACATTTTATGACCGTGAATCAGGCACATTCCCTAAAGGCCCAGAAGGCGTTGCTATTATGGTAGGCAAAAAGTTTGGTGAACAGGCAGAAATGGTTGCTCGCAAAATGGTAGAAAGAATGGCTCCACAACAGCAAGATCCGCAGATTGCAGAACTTGCTCGTATTAGAGAACTTGCAGGCTATTAAAATTTAATATCAACTAGATTGGGCACTTAGGTGCCCTTTCTTTTGGCTAAATTGATTGTCAACGAGATCATTGGCTACAGCGTTATATATATGTAGGGGTAAAAATTCCTACTTAACCTTAAGGAAACTTTAAAATGAAATCAGTAATCGCAATCCTCGCTACCGTGTTCGCAGTATCAGCATTTGCACAAGCACCTGCCAAGAAAGAAGAAGCCAAGCCAGCAGCACCAGCTGCCGCAGCAAGTGCTCCAGCAGCACCAGCTAAGGCAGAAGCCAAAAAGGAAGAGAAAAAGCCTGCAAAAAGTGACAGTGCAAAGAAAGACGCACCTAAAGCAGACGCAAAGCCGGCCGCTGCTCCAGCAAAGTAAATTTGATGCAGAAGACAGTGACCTCATAATAGACGATGAGATCAAACTTGGCCGTAATCTAAAAAGTAGAGATTTTGGTAAATTAATTGACTCTGATGGAGACTTTGAATTATCAAATCATGTCAAGTTTAGATTATGGCAAGCTAGACAACTAGCATTGGCCAAGTTCAAAGAAGCCCGAGGTTAAGCCTTGGGCTTTTTTATTGGCAAGATACAATAAAAAAAATACAGAAAATCATTGACCTTACTAAATAAAAAGCGCATAATAACATATGTGCATAAGGCATATAAACATTTTAGGCATAACATAGGAGGCATTTAAAATGGCAACATTAGCAGAAATTCGTGCGAAACTTCAAGAAGCACAATCAAAGTCCACAGGACAATCCACCGGCGGTGGAGACAACGCAATTTACCCACATTGGAATATGCACTC